GGAAGAAGCGACTAAATGATGGCGAAAAACATTTCCTAACTAACATTTTCCGTTTCTTCACACAGGGTGACATCGATGTTGCTGGTGGTTATGTGAAGAATTATCTTCCATATTTCCCACAACCTGAAGTCCGTATGATGTTGATGGGGTTTGCGGCAAGGGAGGCACTTCATGTTGCAGCGTATTCTCACCTCATTGAAACACTGGGCATGCCAGAAACGACATATCAGGAATTCCTCGAATACGACTCAATGCGAGCAAAGCACGACTACTTTACAGATTTGTCGAATGCAAATGGAACTCCTGAATCAGTCGCGACCAATATCGCTGCATTTAGTGCATTCACTGAGGGTATGCAACTGTTCTCATCCTTCATCATGCTCCTCAACTTCCCTCGTCACGGAAAGATGAAGGGAATGGGACAGATCGTTACTTGGTCGATTGTTGATGAAACTCAACACGCTGAAGGTATGATCAAACTGTTCCGCTCTTATGTCGAAGAAAACCGTGAATTGTGGAACGACGAACTAAAGGGAAAGATCTACACTATCGCTGAGAAAATGGTAGATCTTGAAGACAAGTTTATCGAATTGTCATTCTCGATGGGAGAGATGGAAAATCTAACACAGGATGATGTGAAAAAGTATATCCGTTATATCTGTGACCGTCGACTGATTAGTCTCGGTATGAAGGGCATCTTCAAGGTAAAGAAGAATCCACTACCATGGGTCGAAGAAATGATTAATGCTCCTACGCATACGAACTTCTTTGAGAACCGTGCTACTGATTATGCGAAGGGTGCGCTTTCAGGTAAATGGGATGATGTTTGGGGAGTTGCCGCATAATGGAAGAGTTAGAGTGTTTTTCATGTGATGCAGTCTTCACGGTCGATCATGACCTTGACGACGATTATTACAAAGTCAAACATTGTCCCTTCTGTGGAACAAAAGTCACTGAAGACGAAGAAGATTTGTCTTGGGATGATTGGGTCGAGGACGAATAAATAATCTACTTACGGAGTAGATTATGGTAGTTAAGAAAAAACGTAAGCCGTTGCCGAAGAAGGTGCATAGAGTATACTGCACTTACTTCGACGACGGCAAATTTTATATTGGGTATTCATGTAAGACAGAGAAACTTTTCGAAGCATATTTTGGAAGTTCCTCATATGTGACTAACTATGAAGGCGAAATGCGCAAGGAAGTTGTTGCTGAATATGACAGCAAATCCCACGCTAAAGCAGTTGAACATATTCTACAGTGGGAACACAGACTCGACGACAGATGCATTAATCAAATGTGGAATGTGCGGTTGAGACTTGATCATTTGAAAGAATTAAAATTACCTGATTGGAGACCTGGATGTTTTTCGCAGCACTCTTAATGCTAGTAGCACTAGCGATTACTGGTGTCGCTGGTTACTTTTCGATATTGGGTTTGATGGCGATTTTCCCTGCCTCGCCGATTGCTGTTGCAGCGATGGGTGTAGTTCTAGAACTTGCTAAACTCGTTACAGCGAGTTGGGTATATCGTAACTGGAAAACCGCTAACAAATTATTGAAGACATACTTTACGATAGCAGTCGTCATCCTCTCGTTCATTACGAGCATGGGTGTATTCGGTTATCTAAGTGGTGCACACATTGAACATACCACCGTTGGTGGATCAGCGCAATTAAAGATCGAGCAACTCGAGAACAAAAAAGAGTCAGCAGAAAGGAGACTGAAGAATGCGCAAACATCTTTGGATACTTTGGACAGACTCACTACTGCAGAGGATGTGCTCGATGCTAACTTCATTCGAAATCGACAGAAACGGGAACGTGCGTCCCTCAATAAAGAAATTGAGGGTGCGACTGCAGACATTGAGACTATTGAGACTGATCTCATACCGCTCAAAACAGAAAACCTTAAACTCGAAGCAGAAGTAGGTCCAATCAAATACGTTGCTGAGTTATTCTACGGTAGCGGCGACGATGCCACTATCGGTAAAGCAGTGCGTATGATGATTATCATTCTCATCTTCGTGTTCGATCCTCTCGCGATTCTTTTAATTATTGCTGCGAATATGACATTTTTAGGCTTGACAAAGAAGGAAGAATCAGGTATAGTAGACTATGTCGTCGTTGATAAGGATGAACCAAAAAAAGTTGTTCCTGCTGCTAAGAAACCAAAGAAGAAGAAACCTGTTGTTGAAACGCCAGACTTCTTTGCTTTCGAGAAACATGAGAATAAACCTGCGTCAACGCATGATATACCAGCGCCAGATCCTCCCAAGAAATCTTGGAGGGATGGCAAGATTATTATAGATGAAAACAATATAAGGAAAATGTGATGGATATTATGAACCAAGAATGGCGTGATGGATTGAAGGAACGTCTTGCTCAGGGCGAAGCGACTGTCTCGTTCACTAAACTTAATGGGCAAGAGCGTGTCATGCGCTGCACTCTACAGGAAGGTGTTATCCCTCCATATAGTGAAAAGGGAACAAAGACAAAACCGCCAAGTGGTGAAACCCTCGCAGTTTGGGACTTGGATAAGAATGAGTGGCGAGCATTTCGGTACGACCGTATCACCTCTGTTAAATTTTAGGGCTTGACTTTTCCAGCAAAATATAGTATATTGGATATATTATGAAGAAAGGTGAATCTATGTATAAGTTGAAAGTTCCTGTTGCTGATTCTAAGGCCATGGGTGCAGAACCTATCTGGTCTGAAGATTATGAACCAGTAAACTATCAGTCTGAATATGGTAACGCATTGAACTGGTATAACTTCATCGTCGACCAGAAAGATTGTCGTGCGTTTCTCGTTGACTGGTTCAAGGGTGATGCAACCAAACTCAAAGCATTGTCCCAGTTGTCTGATAAGATGCTCCCTCGGACATATGCTAACAGTGCACGTATCGCTATGCGTGGATTCCCTCTCACTGATGAGCATAAGGCACGCATCTGGGAAAAGGTTGAAGAACGAGTCAACAAGAAGATTGTTCTGATTGATGATGAAGATACAACTCCTGAACCTGTTGTCAAAGTTGCTAAGAAACCATTGATTGCGATGAATTTCATTGTATCTGATGTTGATGATGAGATTGAGAAACTTATCGATGGTGAAGATACTCGTAACATCGCGCAGATTCTGATGCCTTACCGCATGTCAGATAAGAACTATCTTGACTGCGTGCAAAAGATTGAACCTATGCTCGCAGAATTTGCTGAACTTGTAGAAGTTCGTCGACTTCCCAAGAGTCAACTGACTGACTCACAGGAGCAATTGCTCGAGTGTTACTCACACTTGACAACAATGAAGTCTGTCAAGGATATTGTCAAACTACTCGAAACATACATTGGTGACCTCAAGAAGTCATATGTCAGCAAGCAGGTTGCTAAGGTTCGTAAGAAGAAACCAAAGGATAAGTCCAAGTTGGTTCAGAACCTAAAGTTCCTTGTGACTGACACTGCACTTGGTGTCGCCAGCGTCGAACCTATCAACCTACTAAATTGTAGTGAAGTGTGGACATTCGATACCAAGACACGAAAGATCTCCAAATACTTCAACCCAGTCAGCGGAAGCATCACTGTTAAGGGTGCAAGTCTTGTAGGATTTGATGAGAACTTCTCCAACTCACGACTGCTTCGTAAACCAGAGACCCAAGTAAAAGAATTTTCTGAACTTAAGAAAAATGACTTGACAAAATGGTATTCAGCCGTTAAGAGTAAGAGTGGACCTGTGCGTGCGCGACTGACTCCAACTACATTAATTTTGAAAGTGTTTTAATGAACGATAATAGCGATAATGTTACCTACCTGAAGACGAATGTAACTAAAGAGATTGACAAAGAATCTCTGAGTTATTTCCTTGAAGGCGCCACAGAATATGCAGCATACCAGGATGCGGAAGCATTCGCACAGGCCTGTCTGCGTGGTATTCTTTTGGCAACGGAAAAAAAGATTGGTCTCAAGAATGAGAACTTTCATTCCGATGCTGCTGTTATCGCTGTTATGATTACTGGTTTATACATGCGTCAGGCAGGAGTTGAATGCCCTGAGGTTCACATGCTTGATGATGTTCGTGGAGCATTAACTATTACGAAAGAAGATATAGAATGATTGTTGTTGATTTTAACCAGACTGCTATCAGCAGTATGATGGCAGAACTAGGTGGTCGTCGTGATGTAGAGGTAAACCTGCCTCTCATTCGGCACATGATCATCAATGCCATTCGTTCATATAAGAAGAAGTTTGGTGCTGAATTTGGCAACATTGTGATTGCGTGTGATAATCGTCACTACTGGCGTCGTCAGTATTTTCCCAACTATAAGGCGAATCGTAAGAAAGCACGGCAGGAGTCAGGGTTTGACTGGTCTGCCATTTTCGAAGCACTTCACCAGATTCGTAGTGAGTTGCAAGATCACTTCCCATATCCTGTAATTGATGTTGATGGTGCAGAGGCAGACGATGTTATCGCAGTGCTCGCCGAGTATAGTCAGACTATGAATACTGATGGTCTCATCCCGAGTGCTGAACCATTCCTCGTTCTGTCTGGTGACCATGACTTCCAGCAGTTACAGAAGTGGAGCAACGTGAAACAGTATGCACCTGTCCAGAAGAAGTTCTGTAAGTTGAAGGAATCACCTGAGGCAGTTCTCATGGAGCATATTATCATGGGCGATAAGGGTGACGGTGTTCCAAATATCATGTCTGATGATGATACATTCATCAATGGTCAACGTCAGCGTCCTATTCGCAAGGAAGCACTTGCATTGTGGAAGACTCAGAAACCTGAAGACTTCATCACCAATGACGAAATGTGGCGCAATTTCCAGCGCAACCGTGAATTGGTTGACTTGTCGCGCATTCCTGAGGACATCAAAACAGCGATTATAGATAGTTATGAGAAACAACTGGGCGGAGATCGTTCAGGTCTGTTGAACTATTTTATCGCCAATCGTATGAAGCAGATGATTGAACTGGTGGATGAGTTTTAAGATATACAGAAATATCTTTACACCTGAAATATGTGCGGAACTAATTGACATGGTTCCCACATTATCAGAGAACTTTACAACATTTGCAGGAATAGAAACTCTACGAAGATTGGAGTCAACTAGACGTTCTGATGTTGCATTTTATTTAAATCAACTATCTGAAGCAGAGTCGCAAAAATATTGCGATATGATTTATTCACATATTCCTTGTGTGAAGGCGACTGCATTTAGAATAATGCATTACCCCACAGGATCTTGTATTAGAGACCATCGAGATGCATGGTCTCCTATTGATGGTGAATCCAATTCAGGATTGATCATTCAATTGAATGATCCTAACACGTATAAAGGTGGATATCTTGCGATCGAGAGAGAATTTATAAATCTAGATATCGGTGATGGTGTTTATTATGGGTACGAAAATTTACATGGTGTATCAACTATAAAGGAATCTGAACGTTGGATTCTCAATGTTCGACTGTTAACAGGTAAATAAAATGCAGGGATTTGAGCACGAAAAATTTATATTCTATACGGCAGGTAAAATCGGTACAAGAACACTGATTAATACTGATGGTATTCAAGATCTTACCCAACCCAGAAATATTACAGGATCTCTGCGCCGAAAAACTCTCGAAATAATTATCGCCCGCAAAGAAGTTACAGACAAACAGATCATAATTTTGATTCGCGAACCAGATTCACGGTTTAATAGCGGTTTGTTTGAACTTATTGGAAAGGTTCTGGGAGGACCATATCTTCGTCAGATTATATCGCAAGGTGGAGATATATCTTTTGCCGAGAATCCAAATTTTTGGAACACGTATATAGAACAATGTTTGCGATTTTCTCCTGTAGTATGGTCACCAAATGTTGAATTCGATAGTCACAGGTGGCAGTATCACGTTGGTAACTGGTTGCTTGACGCAGAAACAGTATCAGAAATTTTTACAGACAGTATTATCTTAAACATTAAAGATTTGAGCGATTTCTTAATATCTAATGGTATACCAAATTCACACCTAAACAAGTACTCTAACATAGTTCCAGAAGATTATGATTATGATACTAAAAAGGTAGTTGATGCGTTTAATCAGGGGTTTGAGTTGTCACCCAACAGAGTTCGAAGATTTGCTAAATATCTTGCACCTGAAAAGGAGTGCTACGAAAGACTAATAAATAGTCCGCAATATTATAAAGTAGGATGAATAAATTATGGCACAAAGACTACCACCCAAGAAATTTAAGCAAATAGATGAAGCACTTGATTGGGCATGTGCGGCAGAAACAACTGACGAACTGCGCGAGCGTGTGAGAGCAGTCTCTCTTGGCAACTCTATTCTAATGCGGTTTGTTGCATGGGGTGTTGGATATGAGCAAGGTCCATACAATCTTCCCGAGGGTCCAACTCCATACAAGGATGAAGGTCTGCCATCCAACATGGCAGATACAACCATTACGCAAGAGTTCCGTCGAATTTTGACTCTGTTGCCAGAAGGATCTGCCAAGAAAGTTCCGCAGTTCCGCCGCGAGGAAATCTGGATGCAGACATGTCAGGGTGTGCAAATTAAAGAAGCGAAGTTGCTTGATCATATCAAGGATCAAACTTTACTAGAAGCATATCCGAGACTTGCCGAAGTCTTAGAAAGTTTCTTAACAGGTTGGAAAGCGCCAGAGGTTAAGAAGAAGAAGTCGCCAAAAAAATCCTTGGCAACCTTATAAATAAATTCTTTCCAGCAGAAGTCAAGGAACAGAAATGGGGCAAATCCTAGAGCACAAGCATCTCATTGTGCGAGCAGAACTGAACAATCCACCGCAATGTGCCGAGGCAATCCAAGATTGGATGAAGACTCTGGTTGACAAAATTGGTATGAAGATACTAATGGGTCCATATGCAGTTTACAGTGACATGGTTGGTAATCGAGGTTTGACCGCAGTTACCATTATCGAAACATCGCATATTGCTATGCATGTTTGGGATGAAGTTTCCCCTGCACTGATGCAACTGGATGTTTATACCTGCAGCACTCTCAATACTGCTGATGTTTTCGCTGCTCTAGAAGATTTTGACCCACGTCATGGTGAATTTACATAAATTGACCGCGAGCACAACCTAACACTGCTGGATAAAGGTGTTGTTTGAAGATCGCGATAACAGGTCATACTTCGGGTATTGGTAAAGCAATATTTGATGCATTGAACTTCGAGTATGATGTTATTGGTCTTTCGCGGTCAAACGGTTATGACATAACGACAGAACTTGGTAGATCTAAAATCATTGATGCTGCCTATGACTGTGATGTTTTCGTGAATAATGCATTTGATTATGTCAATTACACAGATGCTCAAGTTGTTCTCGCTCGAAAAATATTCGACGTGTGGGATGGTGAGCAGAAGTATATTGTTAACATGAGCAGTCGTGTAAATGATTTTCAACAAATTAACAACCAACCATATGCAGATGCCAAACTATCTCTAGATAAATTCTACGAGGAAACTAGTATGTCTAATAAACCATGTGTTTTAAATTTCAGACCTGGAGCAACAGATACTAGAGTGATGCAAAACAGTACTGTCGATAAGATGGCACCAGAGCATCTTGCAGGTGTTGTCAAATTCATTATTGATAATTTGCAAAACTTTAGAATTCGCAACATAACATTACACAAATGAAGTTCTTCCTATTCAAAACTAAAACAGAATTGTGGATTGTAAAGGATCCTTCTAAGGTTCCGAAACCGAGAGAACTTTTACTACAAAACAGTCAAATTGAAATTATCCGAGATAAAGCAAAGATTTTCGGAAAAGGTTTGACCATTGTCGATAAAGTTACTATCAAGAAAACTGCGA